CGCCCACGTGTGGGGCAACGCCCGCGTGGAGGGCAACGCCCGCGTGTGGGGCAACGCCAGTGTGTGGGGCAACGCCCGCGTGTGGGGCGATGCCCGCGTGTGGGGCGATGCCCGCGTGTGGGGCGATGCCAGTGTGGGGGACGACGCCGAAATCCTCCGCACCCAACATGTTCTGACCATCGGACCCATCGGCTCCGAAGACAAAACATTCACCATCTACCGCACCAAAGACGGCGGACACCAGGCCATCGTCGGATGCTGGGGGCCCGGCACCCTCGATGAACTCGCCACCGAAGTGCAGCGCCGCAAACGCGACTACTGGGGTGGATTCAGCGAAGCCGAGATCGGGCGATGGGAAGCCCAGTACCGCGGTGCAATCACCCTCGGTGAAGCAATGGCTGAGTCGTGGGCGGCAGAACAGGCGGTGAAACGATGACCCGCAACCTCTACGTCGTCCCCGATGATGCTGTCACCCAGATCATCCCGACCATCGACGACGCAACCGTGTGGGTGTCGCCCGGTCCGCGCGACCTGACCGCACGTACGAAACTCTTGGCGATACTCGGGTTCGCGTTGGCTGCATGGGTGATCGCGCTCGGCATCCTGGCCGTCGGATGGCTCGCCGCAACATGGGTGGTGTCGTAATGAACAACCCATACCTCACCACCGACAACGACGACACGGACTGGAAACTCGAAGGCATCTGCCGCACAACACCATCACCCGACGCCTTCTTCCCCAAACAACACTCAAGCACCCGAGCAACCGCAGCAATCCGCCGCATCTGCGAAACCTGCCCCGTCCAACAACAGTGCCTCGAATACGCGCTCACTTTTCCCGCCTGGGATGACTACGGCATCTGGGGAGGCACGTCCGCGCAGCAACGCCGCGACATCCGACGCCAACGCAGGGAGGTGGAAGCGGCATGAAGCGTGTCATCGTCACCCGCGAATGCCCGGTGTGCTGGCAGTCCGTCGAAATGGGTGTGTACGTGTTCGGGCACGCAGACACCGCCGGTAACCGCTGCCCCATGTCAATGAAGCGTGCCCACCCCGAGGTTCGGCGCATCGACATCACAGATGAGGTGGCGGCATGAGAGGAGCCCAACCACCCACCCCCGAGCAGATCGAACACGACCTCGCAGAGTTCGAGTTCCTGCTGTCGTTCCGGATGACTGTCGAACGGGCTTGTGACCGTATCGGACTGCATCCACAAACCATCCTGCGCCGCTATCGGGCCGCGGGACAGACACCCCCACCGGGACTCGAACCCATCGCCGGCGGATACCGAAAGAAGGCTGCCGTATGAGACGCCAACTGCGAGCCATCGTCGACTTCGATAACGACTGCGTCGGACACATGGTTGCCGGCGGAATCGACTTCGACCGTGATGAGTTCGGAGAAACCATGATCCTCGACTGCTACGTCAACGGCGGCGCGGTAGTCGAGAAGATCAAGGTCCGCATCCCCGCCACCGATGTCGAAGCTGCACTCCGATTCCGTCAACGCATCCTCAACAGCGTCAACGACATCGACACCATCACCCCCGACACAGGTGCAGTACACCGACGCCGCATCATCGCCAAAAGCGAAGCCCGACATGAAGGTATATGCCCCGAATGTCAACGCATCATCTGCGTCGGTGACCGCATCCAGCACGTCGAAATCATTGGGTTCAGTGGCAGTACCAAGCGATGGGAACACGAAACCTGCCCGAAGCAGGTGGCGTGATGAAAACGGGTTCCCTCTTCTCCGGCTACTCCGGCCTCGATATGGCTGTCAACGCCTACTTCGGTTCGGAGACAGCATGGTTCGTGGAGTTTGACACCGCACCATCACGCATCCTCGCCCACCACTGGCCCGACACACCCAACCACGGCGACATCACCCGAATCGACTGGAACTCTGTCGAACCCGTCGACATCCTGTGCGGCGGGTTCCCATGCCAGGACGTGTCGACCGCTGGGCGTCGTGCCGGTATTCGTGAGGGCACCCGCTCCGGCCTGTGGTCGCACTTCGCCGAAGCAATCAACCAACTACGGCCACGGTATGTGGTCATCGAAAACGTGCGTGGCCTGTTGTCCGCGCAAGCACACCGACCGAACGGAGAATCGAATGCGCTCACCGACCGACCTTGCCTATGTGGCGGGGCTGATCGACGGAGAGGGGTGCGTGCACCTGTGTGCGACGAAGAACACCTATCGGGCGCGCGTGACGGTCGGGATGACCGAACCGGCGTTACCGCTGCTGACGCAGCTACACGACGAGTGGGGAGGATCGCTGACGCGGTCCCGGCCCGCTACGACGAAGTGGTCGGCGGCGTGGGTGTGGACGCTGACGGGAGTCGACGCCGCAACGCTGCTGAACGAGGTGCGCCCGTACCTGCGGATGAAATCGGAGCAGGCCCGGCTGGCCTTGGAAGTCGAGCATGTGCGAGCGAGTCTGCCGCGCCGCCCGAACGGCAGCGGGTCGTGGACGGTCGAGGCTCGGGAGGCGTGCTCAGCGATCAAGGATCAGCTACACCTGTTGAACGCGAAGGGGACACGTGCCCTGATTGCGGAGGCGATCTGAATGCCGCAGCACATCGCCCGATGGAATCCGAGCCGGATGGTTTGGGAGACAGACGAACTGGACCTGTTCTCCGGGCTCTCGGTGCCGTACTCGGCGACCTTTGCGACATCGGGTACGACGCGCAATGGACGACTGTTGCCGCTTCCGCCGTCGGCGCCTGCCACAGACGCGAGCGAGTGTTCATCGTCGCGCACGACACCCGAGCCGCTGCTGTTCCCGACGCCGGTCGCGCAGCCGTCGGCGAACACGCCGGAGAATCATCTGCGGAAGAAACCGGGCTGCTCGCGGGTAACCGACCTTTCGATCCTCGTAGAGAACGATCTGATGGAATCGGGCGGGAAGCTCCTTCTGACGCCGAGCGTGGCGGACGGGATGGGCGGACATCTGACGCGTTCGGGCAGTCGGTCCGACGAGCCCCTGTTGCCGGGGGTGGCGAGAGCGGCAACAGAGGGGAAGCTGTAGCGCTTCTCCCGACGCCACGCACCTCGGACACCAACGGCCCCGGCGCCCACGGTGACGGCGGCATGGACCTACGTACCGCAGTGACTCAGTGGGGGGACTACGAGTCCGCGATCCGCCGCGCCGAAGCTGCAACCGGACGCCCCGCACCCTCACCCATCGAACCAAACCGCAATGGAAACCCCCGCCTCTCAGCACGATTCGTCGAATGGATGATGATGCTGCCCGACGGCTGGATCACCAACCCCGCCATCGGATTGACCCGCAACGAACAGTTGAAGGCCGGCGGAAACGGTGTCGTGCCACCCCAGGCATACGCGGCACTGTCGATGCTGGTGCCGATTAGTGAGTTGCGTGACGCCTAATGATCACCGAAGGCTCCCCGATCAACAACTTCTGCTCAATCTGTGGTGAACGTATCCCCATCTTGGGCAAACACGACAACCCCGAATGTGTTGCCGAGAGAACACGACTCGCCGAACAGCGCAAACAGCACTACGCCAACCAACCAGACCCCTGGGAGACAGCATGACCTACCGCGAGTACACCATCGAAGAACTACCGCAACGCTCCGAAGCCTGGTACGAAGCACGCCGCGGCATCGTCACCGCCAGCATGATCGGCGGCCTCATCACCGAACGCAGACTCACCGGCAACGACTGCACCTGCCCCAAATGTGAAGCCGCACCAGGTAACCCATGCTGGAACGTCCTAAAATCCGCCACCATCAAAACCCCACACCCCGAA